CTTCAAACGCTGCATTTGCAAACATGGCTTTCTCAATTGAGAAGGTTTCTGTTGAAGCTAAGAGCCGCGCATTGAAGGCAGAGTACACAATGGAACTAGCCCAAGATCTAAAGGCTATCCATGGTCTAGATGCCGAGTCAGAGCTATCAAACATTCTACAATCAGAAATCCTTGTAGAAATCAACCGTGAAGTTATCCGCACAATTAACGTAACAGCTAAGCGCGGTGCTAACAACACAACATCAGCCGGTACATTCGACCTAGACGTCGATGCAAACGGTCGTTGGTCAGTTGAGAAGTTCAAGGGTCTAATGTTCCAAGTAGAACGCGAAGCTAACCAAATTGCCAAAGACACACGTCGTGGCAAGGGCAACATCATCCTATGTTCTTCAGATGTCGCATCTGCACTACAAATGGCTGGTGTTCTAGATTACGCTCCTGCTCTAAACAGCAACGCTCTAAACGTTGACGACACAGGCAACACATTTGCTGGTGTTCTAAACGGTCGTATCAAGGTCTACATCGACCCATACGTAACAGACAACTACATGACAGTTGGCTATAAGGGCGCAAGCGCATTCGATGCTGGTATCTTCTACTGCCCATACGTTCCACTACAGATGGTTCGTGCAGTCGGTGAAGACACATTCCAGCCAAAGATTGGCTTCAAGACACGCTACGGCATGGTCGCAAATCCATTCGCAGAAGGTGCTGCATATGGCAATGGCGCTATGACAAAGGACGCAAACGTATACTACAGACGCGTTCTAGTAAGCAACATTCTATAATCCGAAAGGACTTAATAGAGAAAGAGGGCCGCGAAAGCGGCCCTTTTTTTTGCTTGATAAATATTGGTATGGAGATGCATTCATTCAAAACATATCTAAATGAACAAGCGGAACTTGGTCTAACTGTGTTTGACCTTGATGAAACCTTGTTCCACACAAAGGCTAAGATTAAAGTAATGAATGGCGGTAAGGTAGTCCACACATTAGATAACCAACAGTATAATCATTATAAGTTGAAGGCTGGTGAATCTTTTGATTATGGTGAGTTTAGAAGTGCTGAAGTATTTGAAAAGACATCCACACCAGTAGCCAAGATGATAGGTAAAGCAAAGGCAATTATTAATAATGCATTTGCTAAGGGCTCTAAGGTTATTATATCAACAGCTAGAGCAGACTTTGATAATAAAGAAATTTTCTTGAGAGCGCTAGATGCCCATGGCATAGATACAAGCAAGATACACGTTGAAAGAGCTGGTAACTTAAAGCTAGGGTCAAGTGCCAAGAACAAAAAGGCTATATTCCGCAAGTATCTAAGAAGTGGTCTATATAAAAGAATTAGATTTTTTGATGACGATACAAATAATTTAATAAGTTTTAAATCATTACAGAAAGAATACCCACAAATAACATTCCAGGCATGGCACGTAGGGCACGATGGTTCAGTAACAAAATATTGAGGTGATGTATGATTGACAATGCTAGATTTTTGACAAAGTATGTAAGAGACAACAGAACAGCAGAGCTGTTTGAACTTGAAGATAGATCAGGTTATCTTGTGAGAATGATCCATGACAGAGTAATTAAGGAAGATAGAGTTATCAAGGGTAAATCTATTCGATATATTGTTGACACGTGTGAGAATTGGGTAGAAGGAATAATTGATCCATGGATTTAATTCCAATAGCAGTAGATGAGAATGGTATTAAAAATCATCCACTGTTTAGCCACATAGTAAGATTAGATTTTGACCTAACAGGACTCTGTAATAGGCAGTGCTCATTCTGTCCCAGAAGCTTAGATGCTGTCCCACTATATCCCAACATCAACAAACAAATGTCCCTTGAAACAGTTGAAATAGTAATAAAAGAATTACTCTCAATAGATTTCAAAGGTTGGATTGAGCTTGCCGGAAGAGGTGAGAGTACACTCCATAAAAAATTTGATACTATAGTTGATATGCTAACTGCTGCACCAAGAAAATGGAAGGTCAGACTGACCACAAATGGTTATAAACTTGATGAGTGGTGGAACTCTCCTGTTGGTCAAAAGTTAGATGAATTAATTTTAAATAGTTATGAGTCTAAAGAAGAATATGAAGAGAGGCAACAAAAGTATGTAACTCTACCAGGTGGTGGTAAAGTTTACCATTACTATAAACAAGATGGGTTCAGTATTGATCAGATCAACAATATGCCCAGCTACAAAGAAGATGGCAAAAGCTGGAAGCATGCTTTCAATAATAGAGCTGGATATTTTAGAAATCAAGACAGAAGGAATGATATTCTTGATTATACAAACGTAGTTAAAATGCCAAATGGGCAAAGTGTCAAAATTAGTGACTCACCTTGTTGGCACCCAATGAGACAGATCTTCATTGATTTTGATGGTAACTATCAGATGTGCTGCAATGATTGGTCTAGTCAAATAAAAATTGGCAATGTGCATGAAAGATCACTAATGGATATGTTTGTGAATGATGAAAAGATTAATAGAATAAGATGGCGACTAATTAATAAAGATAGAACTCAGATTCTACCTTGTGCAATGTGTGATGACATACAGGGAGCAACAACACAGGTAGCTAAAGCCATTGAAAGGTTTAGACAAACAAAAGCATATAAAGAACATGTTATTCCTTTAGCAAGGCTTGGAAGAAGGTTTGATGAGGGATTGAAGGAGGGGAAATGATTCCCGTTGCGACTGGTCATTACCCAACGTTGACACAATTTAATACACCCTGGGATTTTTACATTCAAGATAATTTCTTACCACAAGATGTTTTTGATTTATTATTGAAACTAAAAGATATTGATGAACACTACACCTTTGTTGATAAAAGCTGTCAGCATGATATTAAAAATATTTTGTGGCCAATTAAAAAATCAATTTTATTGCATCATGATATATCAATATCCAAACAAATTGAAGATGTTATTAGGAGTAAATTAGTAGCATTGTTGCAGCCTAATTTATATGTTAAGGCCGATCTTGTGTGTTGTGAGCCTAGATATGTGTATAATGTCCATAAAGATCATCCAGATAAATATATCAGTATAGTTGTTTTTCTATATCCCAGAAAAGGCAATGGAACAATTTTATTAGATGATAACAAGCAATTATATAATGTTGGCTGGAAAGCTAACAGAGCTTTAATTTTTGAAAATCAAAAGCATGGTGAACATTATTATGTTAATAGAACAGACCATAACAGGTACACTCTAAACATTTATATCACCAAAAATAGTTTCAACGGATTTATTGTAGATCAGTAGGTATTCACATGGCCATCCAAAAAAGTTTTTTATCACCATTAGGTTATCAATTAGCAATTCAGAAGATTCCTAATACTATCCTAAATGTAACGTCTGTAAACCTTCCTGGCATTACAGTCGAGGATGCTGAGCTACAAACACCCTTTAAGGTCATTCGTTATCCTGAAAAGGTCGTGTACAATGATTTTGTTGTAAGGTTCAAGGTAGATGAAGATCTAACTAACTATAGAGAAATATTTGATTGGATGCATCAGATTGGTCGACCAGAACAATTTAGCGCTCCCAACACAAACGCTTTGTTTCCTAATGACATCTATAGTACATATTCATCTGACGGTACACTGTTAATTTTAAATTCTGCTAATAAAAACAACATTGAGGTTAGATTTAGAGATTTGTTCCCTGTTGTCCTGAGTGATCTTGAATTTAATTCTCAAGATTCAGATTTAACTTATATTGATGCAACAGTGACCTTTAGATGCTTGCTGTTTACCCTTCACACTGTTTAGGGTATAATATACCTACTGGTATAGTAGGAACTTTATTATGAAGCTTGAAGAAATATTTGGTGAATGGGAGAAGGATAGCAAAGTTGACCGAACAGAACTCGGTGACGTTGCATTGAACATACCTAAACTTCACCACAAGTACTTTAAACTATTCTCCCACGAACGTCTACTGCTTAGAAAGCTTGAGCAAGACATGAAGAAGCTAAAGAAGCTGAAGTGGGAATATTATACAGGTGTTCTTGACCAAGAGACACTTGAGGAGATGAAGTGGGAACCGTTCCTACAAAAAATCCTGAAACAAGACGTGCCTACATATATTGATAGCGATTCAGATATTATTACTCTTAACCTTAGAATAGCTGTTCAGCAAGAAAAGATTGACGTATTGGAGTCAATCATTAAGTCAATTATGAACTTAGGGTTCCAGGTTAAGAGTGCCATTGATTGGGAAAAGTTTAAGACAGGACAATGACAGAAACACTAGTCGTCTCAAAATTTAATGATGTGTATGTGACAGTTGATTGTGACGCTAGTGTTGCGATGGAGCTGAAGGACTACTTTACTTTCAAGGTTCCTGGTTATCGTTTTATGCCTGCCTACCGCAACAAGGTATGGTCAGGCGATATACATCTATACAATCCAATGAGTAGAAGACTTTACTTTGGATTGATTCCTTATATACAAAAGTTTTGTGAGTCAAGAGACTATAAGGTAGTCTTTGATAAGAATGTCGATGGCTTTGCAGCTATTGACGAAGATTTAGTTGTTAACTTTATTCAAAGCCTCAACTTACCGTTTAAGCCAAGAGGCTATCAACTAGAAGCATTCCTACATGCCATTAGAACAAAAAGAGCTCTACTAGTATCCCCTACTGCCTCTGGTAAGTCATTAATCATCTATATGATCACGAAGTGGTTCAATCAACACTTCAAGACACTAGTCATCGTTCCAACAATCTCCCTAGTTGAGCAAATGAAGGGTGACTTTGTTTCATATGGTTGTGATGAGAATGAGATTCACACAATCATGTCTGGAAGAGAGAAACAGAGCGATAAACCAATTGTTATATCAACCTGGCAATCAATCTATAAGATGCCAAGACAATGGTATGAACAATTTGATGTTATCATTGGAGATGAGGCCCACCAATATAAGGCCAAGTCGCTTACATCTATTCTGGAGAAGATGACTAAATGTCCTATCAGATTAGGCTTTACTGGAACTCTCGATGGTACACAAACACATAAGTTGGTACTTGAAGGTTTGTTTGGAGCAGTAAAGAAAGTAACTACTACTGCTGAACTTATTGAACAGAAGCATCTTGCTGACTTTAAGATTCAGGCCATTGTACTCAAGCATACGGATGCCAACAAGAAAGAATATAGTAGAACAGAATACCATGATGAGATTGATTTCCTTGTTCGTAATGAAGCAAGGAACAATTTTATATCTCAGCTGTCTCTACACTTGAAGGGTAACACTCTTATCCTTTACCAGTTTGTTGAAAAGCATGGTAAGCCT